TATTTGTGTACGATACAGTTTGCAAACTGGTAGTAGGACCTGGGGTCAAGCACCTAGTTAATTGCTAGTAGGCCTGTTGCCTAGGCTATTAAAATAAAGCACGCCGGCCTCAATGTGTTTGGCCATGCTCGGGGTCAGTCGAGAGCGCAGTCAAAACGCCCGAGCGACAAGTGACCTGGCGTTTACCTTGAGGATCCAATTGGGGAACGCCAAGCCACAAGCGCCAAGCTTGACAAGCGACAAGCGACAAGCTAGTATGGGAAAATAACAGAAAGGATAATATGAAAATAGAAGAGGCAAAACAAATAACCGGATCGATGACAAGAACCAGCAAGATGCCTGGCCTGTCTTACAGTCTGCCCGCATGGGAATGCAAAACAGGCGCCAAGCTGCGCAAGATCCCTGGCAGCGTCTGCGCTGGTTGCTATGCACTGAAGGGAAACTATACACGTTACCCGGCCATCAAGGCAGCTCAATACGTGAGACTGAAAGCGATCAGTCACCCTGACTGGGTCCGGGCTATGGTCGCACAGGTGAAGCGCCAAGCTTATTTCAGATGGCATGACGCTGGGGACCTTCAGAGCTTAGAGCACTTAAAGAAAATTTTTGAGGTTTGCAGGTTGACCCCGAACACCAAGCACTGGATGCCGACGCGCGAAGCGCAATATCTTAAGCTTGTGGACCCTGCCACAGTTCCGTCAAATTTAATAATTAGGATGTCGTCACACATGGTGGACCAGGGCCCTGTGAGCTTCTGGCCATGGACGTCGACAGTTGGATCAAGCAGCAGGACGTGCCCCGCACCTGATCAAGGCGGCAAATGTGGCGATTGTAGGGCATGCTGGAACAGGGAGATTAAGAACGTAGAATATGGCAAGCATTAAAGATTCACCACAGATTGAGATCTTGCACAACGAATGGTGCAGAGCGAATGGATACCCGGTTAGGTGGGTTAAGCGTCAAGCGCCAAGCGACATGCTCAACGCAGAGAACTCAGCACGGTTCGTGAAAAGCGCCAAGCGCCAAGCGATAAGCGCCAAGCGCCAAGCTACAAGCGACCAGCGCTAAGCGTCAAGCGGAACGTCAAGCAACAAGCGCTGAACGTGCTCCCAATTATTGTTTGTGAGGGAAGGTGTTTCCCTATGATCTATCAACAGACCGTGGATAGATTTACTCTCATAAAGTTTTATGGCTCCAAGAGAGGTGTCTTGGAGCAGGATAAAATTACGCTTTGTTCTGGTCATGTGAAATAGTTTTTGATGTGGTGAAAATGATACTTTGTGAGACTTTGTAACTTTAAGCTCAACCATAAAAAATCCGCACATATCATGGTAACCAAGCAAATCTGGTACACCAAAAGAAGCCCAAGATTCGAGTCTAGTCCAACTTATTTTCGGGGTATTTTTGGACAAAAGTTTCCATAGTTTTGTCTCTGCTTTCATCGTACACACCTTTGATTGCTTTGTTCACAATCATACTAGTTGCATCAATATTTTTATCTGTTGATGCACCAAACATAGTTAATATAAATATAATAGTCTTCATAAATTGACTTGTACGCTAGAGTACGATATATGTCAATAATGGGTTTACCTAGACAATTAACAGAAAAACAGAT